CTTTGCTTGGTTCTCAAGTAGACGAGCCATATTGTTCTTAGTAACGTCGCCTTCAAGACCCTCAAGAAGACCGGTTTGCTCCCACTTGTTAAGTAGTGCTGCACCTTCCTTCTTCATGTCACGGTGAACGACGCCTTCAGTTAGTTTACCTAAAATAGACATTGTTTTTTATCTCCTTTTTGTTTTAACATAAACAATTTATTTAAGTCCTGCGAGAGCTTGCATTCTCGCTACAAAAGGATCGGATACCTTTTGCTTATCCTCTTTAAGAGGCATAAAAGCTGAAGATCCACGATAAACAACTTCGTCCAGCGATTCTCTCTTACGACCGGATTTTCCGGTTGTCTCCACTGCACTTTGAAGAGTTTCAAAAATGATTTTGGCTTCTTCAACGGTTCCCGCACCTTTGATTGCTTCGACAATTCTATTCTTCTGTCGCTCATTCAGGGAGTCGCTATCTAGAATACGGTTCTGATACAATAACTTAGCACTCGCTAAGTTGCTTTCATCCAGCTTTTGCTTAAGCTGATTAATGACTGTGCCATATTTGTCAAGTTTATTTTCAAGCAGTTGGACTTTGCCACTCATTCTTGTTTGCTCTTTGATAAGAGTTTTGTTTTCTTTTTGGAGTTTCTTAGACTCATCAACTTTCTTCTTCTCGTCAGCTTGCTTTGCAGCTTGCTTCATAGGCTCTTCTTTGTCGCCATCCTTGTCTAAATCAAGGTAATCTGGCTTAGCCTCTTCCTCAAGGTCTTCAACCTCTAGAAGATCTTCTTCCTCTTCTAGAACGTCTTCCTCGCCAAGCATCTCTTCAAGGGCTTCAGCGATCATCTCTTCTAGTGAAGTTCCAATTCCAAGTCTTTCTGCCGCATCATCTGATAACGTCACTTCTTCATCTAGCTCATCTTCTTCAAGCATTTCTTCGATCATATCTTCGTCGAGTTCGAATTCTTCATCTAGAAGTTCTTCATCAAGCTCCAACTCCTCATCGAGTCCTAACTCGTCAAAAACCTCTTCTTCGGTTTCTTCATTTACGATATTTAATGATTCTTCTAGTTTAGCTAAATCCAACTCAACAACTTGATTGTCATCGGTTGTTTGAATAAATGGAAGCTGTTCTAGAACCATATCAACTTGATCTTTACCGGCTTCTGGCTGCTTTGCTGACTCTGGAGTTCCTGTGACTCCCATCCCTGCGTCCATACCACCTAGATCGCCGCCAAGTCCTAGATCATCTTGCTCTAGGATCTTTTCAACAGCTTCCTTGATTTCAAATTGGTATTTTTCAACAATTGCTTCTTCAGCATTTCTTTGCGCTGATTCTTTTAGCTCTTTAGCATCAATAATTGCTTGCTCTAGCATGGATGAAGACATAAATAAAACTCCCTTGATCTATACTTAATTAGTATTAATTAAATGAAAATGCTTTTCTATTTCTCATCAAGTAGTTGCTTTTGTTTCATTTTTAGCTTTTCTAGCAGTTTTTGTCTTCTGATTTTTTCTTTTCTGCGTTTGATGGATGGTTTGACAAACCTTCTTCTCTCAAGAGCTTTCTCAATAATTCTCTCGTTTTTCACTTTTTTCATAAAACGTTTGATTAGCTTTTCAGGTGGTTCGTCACGATGACGGGGCTTTACGCTAACATGAACTGGTCTTTTCTTTCCCATAATAACCTCTAAATCATTTTTCCCCAATCACGGTTAGCTAAAGCCATAATTCCGTTGATATCAACACCGGGATCACTTGCTGCTACACCGCTTAGGGCACTTGCTTGTCCGTTAGTAGGATCTGCTGCTTCTTCAATTGGCTGTGTTCCTCTGAATACATCAACACCGAAACCTGCCGCATCTAAAAGCTTTCTTTTATTCTCTTTCATCATTTGTTGTCTTTGCTCTTGTAATTCTATACGTTGCTGCTGTAGGAGCTTGTTTTGTTCTACAACTGGCATCGGCTGGTGCATTACTTGTTGAGGTGCTGGCTGGACGCCTTTTACAACCTCTGAAATGATACTAGACAACAAGCCTTGTTCTATAAGTAGTTCGTTCAAACACTCTTTGACTATAGGCTTAATAGCGTGTTTTAATTGTGATTTTTTCATTTTAACCTTTTAAAATTTAATCTCGTTTAGAATGCGATTAATTCTATCACCCTTGGTGAAAAAGCTTTTCGTTGTGTTCTCTGACATACGAAGCTTTATGCCGCCATTTACTCCATCCATTACATAAGCACCTGGAGAAGAAGGCTCTGAAACAGCGTCAAAACAAATAAGCTGTAAGTCGTCTTGAACGACTTGAATTGAATTTCCATCATCATCACGACCTTCTTGAAGTGAACCCATAGCTCTTGACGAGAAGCCAAAAAGCACGCCACTTTCGTAAAGACCACGTAAAATATCCCCAGAGGGAGTCTTAAGGACTTTAATAGCCCCCAAGACATTATCGCCATCCCACCACATTCTAGTAATCATATGGGAGGCGTTTTTAAGATTAATAACTGAATCATCTGGGTGATCACACTCACCAAGAGCACGATTCTCTCTAATCAACTTTTGATAATTATTGACTTCTCTTTCAAGGACATCACGAGGATAAGTTCTGCCATTACCGTTTCTAACGTTACATTGCTGAAGCTTTGCTGGGAACACAAGAAAACCATCGTTAATCATGTTTTTCTCACCCTCGGTTAAAAGGTCACGACATCCACGCTCGTCACATCTAAGTTCAAAAAATTCTCGTAAAAGTTGTTTAGCCATTATTAATCCTTGTAGCGGGCGTTACCCGCTCGCTTATTGATCCGCTGCAGCAGCGACGGACAGGTTGTAGTTTCCACTTGGAAGTCCACTCGTTACGCATAATTACTCCTTCTGGTTTACTTTCAAACCAAAATCATTCACGAGCATCGCTAATAAATAACTCGTCCCAGAGGATAAGCACCCTAAAAGAAAAGCATTTATTAAAATGTAATCAAATGTAAATAGTTCTGTATAGGGGTTTATGCTCCATAAAAACACTCCAGCCCAAAAACCGAAGCACAGAGGGCACTTGAAGACTTTGCCCCAAAACCCTGCTTTTTCCATTAGTTTACGGAAGCGTTCAAAGATAGATCCGTATACAACGATCATCGTCAGACCGTAAGCACATAAAACAAAATGTAATAGATTCATTTATTCTCCGTAGCCGTAGAGCCCAAAGTAATTACCAGTATTCTTATAGACATCACCTTTGGTTGGCTCGTGTGGAACTTTACCTAATCTAGTTGATTCATCATCTGGTGGATCTGTTAAGAGATCATCATAGGCATCTTGATAGTCGTCAATAACATCTTGCTCGCCTAACTCGTGCTTTAGAAACTTTGCTATCAAATAAATTGCCACTTGGTGAGGGTCAACTTTCTTTTGGTTTTGTGTATCGGACATTAGAAATCCCTGCATAGAACTGTAGACATTTCCAGAACGAACAGAGCCGTTTAGAATAGCACCCTTTCTTATGAGATAATCAAACAATCTAGATTGTAAAGCATATATGTGATCGCCAAATTCTTTTTTAGAATAAACCACAACTCGATTCTCGTGCGGTGATACAACAATATCAACATCTGGATGGTCCAGAATGACGATATCTCCACGCATCGTTTTTCTAGCTTTTAGCTTTAGCTTTGCATCAATTGGATTATCAATTGTAATTTTAATCATTTGCTTGCATCTCTTTTACCAATTCTTGGATTTGAGCTATTTTCAAGATGAAATTCTCATTTAGCTTTTGTTGATTGGAAGACTTAAGAAATCCCAACACTTGGTTAAATTTATTATTAATGTTTGTGTCTTTTGTGATTTCTTCTGATGTTTGGTTTTCAACTAAAGCATCTTTCAATCTCTGTATTTCTCTATCAACATAAAGCTGAAACTCTACTTTCTTCTCTGGGTCTGCCGAGTTGATAAAGTGATTGATTAATTCCTTCTGCTCTGTTAGAAGGTTCTTGCTATAGGTGCTATTAAATCTCTTAACAAAGGTTTTAACAACCAAGTTGTCCACTTTCTTTTCTTCTTTTATGGTGACTTTATTCTCATTCAAAGTCATATAGTCAAGAATCTTTTCCTCTAGGAGAACTTTTTGCTTTGGATTCAAATTGTCCCCAAAGAACATTCCAACACTAGCCAAATACTTGTAAGTTGGAACATAATTCATAAACACTTCTGGTGATAGTTCTTTATTAATTTTATTAATAATCTTGCTTTGTTCTGTAAACAATACACTCTTATCAATACCGCTCTTTACACTTTTTGCCTCTACTAAAATCTTAAAAGCAATCTTTTCTTTTACTTCTCTTGTCTCCAAGATACTTTTATAAAGCTGTAGATCCTTGTATAACAAAGTGTTTTTATTAAAGAATTCTTTAAGTAAAGAGATTGCTAGATTTCTTTTTTCCTTGTTCTTGGCAATAGACTGCTTTACAACTTCTCTCACTAACGCCTCATAAATAAAAGCAGTATTTCTTTTCTTATTGTGTTTACTCATCTAGTAACTCCAAATCCTCAAAGAGTTTTCTTACACTTTCTGTTGTCTCAAAAAGTTTCTTTTCCTCTTCATCATAATTAGTATTTTGATTCTCGAAAATTCCTTTACTTAGACCAGTTAAGCCAAGTAGCTCTTTTGCACTAGGTGAAAGCTTTGTGTAAAGCTGTCTCTCTGGTGCTCTTGCCATCTCGTGAGAACCTAAAGACTGAATGTGGCGTGATCTAGCACCAGCTGGTCTTTTGTCAACATCTACTGGCTTATACCAGCTATGCGATTTAGTAGTGGTCGTCTCGCCTGTCTTTGTGTTAATATACTTTATATTTTGACCGCTCGATGGCTTGCTATCATCTCTCTTGCCTGCTGGAGCCTCTGCTTCGGGTGCTGCTGGTTCTGCCCCTGGTGCAGCTAATAACGCAGTATCAGCCTCTTCTTCTGGTGCCGCTTCTTCACCGCCTAGATCTTCTTCGCCAGCAGCGAACTCTTCTGCGCCTCCACCAAGATCACCACCGAAGTCGCCACCGCCGCCCATATCTCCACCGGCATCTCCACCGCCTTCTTCTTCTTGTCCGACATACTCAAGTTCAAGTGACACTTGCTTGTCGTAGAATAATTCTCTCTGGTTGCGTAGGTAAACTTCTTCAGATACACCAAGTAGTTCTGTAGCCAACCAACGCTTGCTGAAGAATCCATCTGGTGCTTGCTTTGCTGCATCAAACTTGGCTTTCCAGTATTCAAGCTCTTGTAGCTCTGAAATTTTAGATGGGTTATTTAATTTTAAGCTGAAAGATAATAAATCCTTACCTCTAAATCCAAGAACGTAAAGATGAATCATCGCAACTTTCTCTAACTCTGTAAGAACACATCTCTGTAAACGACCGATAGTTCTAGCAAAGCGAATATCTTTTTGTGCTAAAGTTCCTTTGTCCTCTGATTGTCCCTCACCAGAAGTTAAATAAGCTTGAGGAATCTTAAGACCTGAGAACATTTTGTCTCTAAGGTATTTAACATCTTCAATAGCATCAGCGTTTTTTCCGCCAGCAATTGTATCAATTTTTGTTTGACTAGTTCCCCCACGAACTGGGATGTAGTAATCTTCCTCAACTGACATAGGATTATAGCGAAGATCAACTTTACCGGTATTGGGGTCAACAATTTGGTTTCTCTTCATAGAGGTAATAAAGCGCTGCATAAACTGCTCTACATCCTGTGGTGGAATATTTCCAACATCAACATAGAAAACCTTTCTCTCTGGTGAGCGAACGATACGATAAGCCATCATCGCATCCTCAATAAGAGTAAGCTGTCTCCAAATTCTTCTTACAGGGTCAAGAACTGAAGTTCCATAAGGAGCGAACTTATCGTTTCCTAGAATACGAAAGTGGGCGATCTGCCAGTTCTCGAAAGTAAGACCGGCGCTATTCCATTGATACTGAACATAATTTGGATTATGTTTATCTTCACCCTCTAGTCTTTGAACCTCTTTTGATGGCAAACCAATAACTTGCTTTACACCCAGTTTATCATCAATATCCAAGTATAGATAGAAATCTCCATACTTACACATAGTCCTAGCCCATCCAAAAAGATTATAGTTAATGTTTAGAATTTGCTCGAAAAGAACCTCTAGTATTCCTTTGATTTCCTCATTAGAAGATTTAATTGAAAGCATTTTGTGGAATGTATTGAAGGTAGTCATCTCGTCAGCATAGATGTCTAGTGCTGAAGCAATCTCTGGTGTATATTCCATTTGCTCGAAATCATTATAGCGCTGAACTCTGCTCTGAGCGCCCATAGTATAAGATGAAAGAGAATTAAAAGGATTGTAATCTAAGCGCTCAAACTTTTGACCGGCTACGTCATTAAACGTTGTAGCATACTTCTCCAGCTTTCTTCTGCGAAGTTGTCTTGTATTTTGTGAACGATAGTTAATAATTGGACCTGAGAACAACTTTGTTAGTCTTTTAAACAAAACTGAATCAGAGTTCTTTGTATTGTTGCTATTATTGTCAGCCATGCTTTATCCTTTTAAAACCCAAATGTGATCTCTTAAGTTATTCTTTTCGTCTATAGCCTTTTCAAAGATACTTTGTTTTCTTTGGTCTGGCGTGTTCGTATTTAGCGTCGTATTAGTAAGTATAATGCTGTTTAAGAAAGCTTTTTTATATTCAACATCTTTCTGGTTTTCTATAATAGCTGTATCTCTTACCCAGCAGCCAATAGCTGCAGCCATAACTAAGTCGTCGTTATAACCACGCTGTGCTTCTGGTCTTCCATTCTTCCAAATAAATGTATCTAACTCGTTTGCTAAACGTTTAGAATAAATAGTTAAAACTTTGTTTCTTATGAATTCTTCGAACTTTGCTATTATTAGAGGTCTTGTTTTGAGAGACGTAGTGAAACCAGGGATAACAGATGAATCCCCCACAGCAGCGTGTTGTTCCACATACTCGTGAGAACCTTTCTTACTATGGTAAACATTATTATATCCTTTTTCTAATAACTTTTCTAAGACGTGAAAACCGACGTTGTTGTTTTCGACAACCAACATCGCTTCCTTATATTCTAACCCAGTTGTGTAGAGAATTTCAGAAAAAAGATCTGATGTTGGCTTGCCTTTATATTCTGCTACTATCTCCATAGTTTGAAGTTTAAAGACGTGGAAAGTGCTTGAGTCAGCGCCATCTCCACGAGCAACGTCAGCAACTAATAAGTAGCTGTGCCCTTCTTGTGCCTCTTCCCATATCCAAGTATTTCTATCAAAGCCTACTCTATATTTTGGCTCTGCTATGCTTTCTTTTATTCTCATGATATCGTCTGGATGGATAACTGTATCACCAGAAGTATTGAAGTTGCATTCATACTCCTGAGCGATCTGACGACGAGACATATTTTTAGTTTCTGTTTTAAACCATTCATCGTCTCTATCTGGATGGACAGCCCATGGAAGGTTTACTGGCTTGAATTCGTTTTCTCCGCTTTCTGCTCCAACATAAGTCTCGTGGAACCAATCGCCAACACCGTTCGGAGTTGAGATAGCGATGCAACGACCACCAGTAGAAATGGTAGGATAAAGACCGGTCCAGAGTTCGTCTAGACCATCGATGTGTGCAGCCTCGTCAATAACAAGTAGAGATAGGGCTTCTGAACGACCGGCATCTCCTGATGTGGAAGAAGCTTTGACTTGACTACCGTTTGTAAGTTCGATACTGTTCTTGTTATCAACGTTGAAGTCTGCTATCTTCAGCCAAGGAGGTAAGTTCTTTAAAATAGTTTTTACTTTCTTTACCAAGTTTGCTGCTGTTTGTAGTTTTGTCGCAACAATAAGAACGTTCTTATCTCGATGGAATAGAACCAACCAAGCAACATAAGCAGCTGTAATAGTAGAGATACCTAACTGACGGGCTTTCAAAACAACAATAAATCTATGCAGAGCTAGATCTTCTACTAAATCTGCCTGAAAATCAAAAGTTTTGAATGGAATAAGCCCTTTTCCGGGGTGAGGGATCTTACAGTATGTATTGATAAAGTAAACGGGTTTTTTGCCTGATTTGACAACTTCTTTTACTATCTTTTCTTTTGTTAGTTGGTAAGCCATTAATCATTTTTTGGTCTGGTTACGTTCTCGGGCTTCTTGTCTGTTGATTGGTCGAGAAACTTACGGAAGTTGTCCTCTAGGCGATCTTCTGATGGTTCGCCAACTGCTACTGTGTCTTTCATATTTCCGATCTTATAATTCTTCTGACACTGAACCCAAGTGCGTATCTTTGACATATTCTGTAGGCGAATGTCGCACGGACCCATAGGGGTAAGAGAAAGAGCTTCATTATTGATATTTTGATATTCTTTTTTAAGATACTTTACAATATCTCTGAATGTTGCTTCCATTTCGTCACCCAATTTGGAATTGTGAAATGATTTAATTGGCATCTCTGACTGATAAGAAACAATTAGAACTGGACCAGCAATTCTTACTTTGAAACCGTCCATAACTCTAGAGTCGTTAATAGGACAGCCTTCTTCTCTTTTAAGTCCAATCTTGTCGTCTTTTCCGTCTTCTCTGAAACGGGCGTCATGTGAACCGTCGTAAACATTTGCTGCTGCTTGGTTAATTCCTCTAACGATATCGTAAACTGTAGCCATTAATTTTGCTCCTTATCAGGTCGCCAGCCTTTTAACCATCTTTCTTCTCTATCCTCTATCCAACGAATGTAGCAGCCTTCGCAACATTCAAATTTGTTCATGTAGAGATCATCTCTACCAGAGAAAGAATAAGTTTCACAAACCGGGCAAACTCTATTTATTTCTTTATTAATTAGGTTTCTGGGAATGAAAAAGCCGTCTTCATTTATTTTGTCGTCTTCTTGTCTAGATTCTTCTGAGTAAAACTCTTTTAAATCTTCCAGATATTGCTTCTCTTTGTCGTCATCCCAGCCTGATTTTGGATTGACTATTGATTCTTGTCCGAACTTTTTAGACATTGCTTTTTCTATTTTAGCGATTTTGTTTAGATCTTTCTTCATTTGTAACCTTATATAAATAAAGATTATTATAACATATAATAAGTAGTTTTTAATAAAAAAGGGAGGATCAAAAGACCCTCCCTTCCGAGAACTTAGGTTAGAAGTAAAAGATTACTTGTTCTCTAGCTTCTTCTTGAGTGAAGCGATTTGAGCGGACTGCTCTTGGATTGCTGAAACGAGGATAGCGGATAGACGACCGTAGTCAACACCGAATAGACCCTCTTCTGAACCGTGAACGGCTTGTGGAACAACTTGCTTAAGCTCTTGCGCCATGAAACCGAAGTCACGTGAACCGTCCTTCTTCCAAGTGAAGTTAACAGCACGGAGTGAGTTGATTGTCTCAAGACCGTTGTCGATAACAGCAACGTCAGTCTTGAGGCGCTCGTCGGAGTAAGTTACGAAAGCAGCAGCACGGATCTTGTTCTTCTGGTTTGAACCTTCAGCAACGTCGATTGCGAATTCGCTATCTGCGTCACCACCAAGCTGTAGCCAGTAGTCACCGTTTGAGTCTTGGAACTTGAGGCGATTCTCATCAGCGCTCCACATCATTGACTCGTTAGCAGTTGCACCATACATAACAACGTTTACACCAGAACCGTCAGCACCGAATGCTGTAGCGCCGTCCATGTGGATACCTGAAGCAGCACCAGCAATCTTAAGCTGACCGGCAGCAGAAGCGAACTCGATGCTTGCGTCGTCGTCATCACCGAAGTAAATTTGCTTGTCGTCAGCCATAAGGACAACATCAAGCATCTGAACCTCTTTGTGCATAGTCATGAGTTCAGCACCATCAGTGGTGTCGAAAGTCATGTATGCGTTTACACCTTCCTTGATCTCAAGAGCCGCAGCACGGTTGTCTGTGAGTAGGAAGTCCATGTCGCTAGCAGCAGCGCTTAGGCTGTCGAGAGCAACGTCACCTGCGTCAGAGAGATCACCACCCTGCATGTCAAGTGAAGTAGCAGCTAGTGCTGTGAAAGTACCAGCAGCGGCTGAGTTAGCACCAATAACAGTACCATCGATAGCACCGCTGTCAACGTTGATGTTGGTGATAGCTTGGCTGTTTGCGTCAAGAGCAGCACCAAGAAGATCAGCACGTAGCTCGTCAACGTAAGCAACGCCGTCGAGGTGAAGGTCTTTCCATTCCTGACCAACAGCACCAAGGTCACGAGCGTCGTCGGACTCTGGAAGTAGGTCTGTGTGGATCTCAACACCGTCAGCAGCGAATGTAGCAGCG